TGCGACCAGCGCTTCGAATACGTGGATTCCGCCGTTCATCGCTGCGAGCTCGGCGCCAGTCAGAACGAAATTGCCGCGCGCTTGGAAGCGCTCGCACACGTCGATCATGGCGTTCTGCGTGTCGTAGAGCGCGCGCAGGCCGATCTCACGATTGCCCGCCGTCTCGCACAGGACGATCGCCACGTTCATCCCTACGACGATCGTGTCCCATTGGTCTTTCGTTCCTTCGCCGCGCGAGAGGGCGAGGGCGGCCGCATGGATTGACGTCAGCACTTCCAGCCGTTCTTCGCCCTTCATCGGCGCGTCGGCGTCATACAAATACATGACGTGGTTCTTCGGCTCGATCACCTTGCGCGGCTTGCGCGGCTTCTTGTTGCTGGGCATTATGCGAACTCCAATTCGAAACCCGTTTGAACCGGCGCCAGCTCGCGGACCCAAAACGTCGGCGACTGGTGCGACTCGATCCGCTCGCGCATCACTTGCGCGCGGGATTCCTTCGTTGCGGGCGTGTACGGGCCGCGCCATTTGCTATCGATTCCGACGTTCTGCCCGATGTTCGTGCTGTCGGCGCTGGCAAACGGAAAGCGTGTGAAAACGTCCGGGTCGAGCATGCGCAGTCCGTGAATCTTGCAGATCGGGCGGCCGCTCTTATCGCACAGAATGTCCATCGCTTCGGCCATGCGGACATACCAAGCTTGGGAACCGACCGATGCGAACTCGCCCGACGAACCTAGGCAGATGCGCGGCCATGCGAATGCCAGGCGTTCAAGGCGTTCAAGGCTTTCATGCAGATGCCAAACAGGCGCGCCGACCCAAGGCGCGTTTTCTCGCCAAGGCCATTCAGCGAGCAGCGCATCGTTCGCTGCTTCGTCGCCGTCGATGACATCTGGAATAACGGCAAAGTCGAAAGAGGGATAGCGGTGCAGTTCTGCGACCCATTCGTAAAACGGGCGCCAATCGGTTATCGGGTTTCCGCTGCGCCATGCGCTGAACGCGCCGTTGTCTACCGCAAAAGTCTGCGATACCTCAATTGCCAGCCCGAGTTGCTCGGGCCGCTGGAAGGAAACGAATGCATGTCCCGCATTGAGCACACGCAGGGCGGCCGTCGACGGCGTAATCGGTGTGCCGTGGTAGTGGATCATTCGAGCCCCGCCAGCCAATCAAGAGACACGCCGTAATACTTCGCCATTTTTATGAAAGTCGGCCAACTCGGATCGTAGACGCTATTTTCCACATCCCTGATTGTCGAAGCCTTGACGCCCATATCTTTTGAAATGATCTCTCTAGACAGCCCAAGTTCCATTCGAAGTCCCCGGGCACGCTCCCCAATACAGAGCGGTTCCTCAGGCCATTGCTTGAAAACGATCTGCACGGAAGCCATTACGCGGCCTCCTTCGCGATCGACTCGACAGCCAATGCGGCGAGCGTCCCCTTCTCGAACACGGTCGAACCAACTTGAACGCGCCTTGTGAGTCGGCCGAAATCCGGCGCCTCGAATCCGCGGCGCGTTTCGACGTCTACGCCGTGATGATGTGCGGCGAGGATTTGACGCCCCTTGAAGCGTGCATACAGGCTGTCTGCGATTGCCTCGTGATAGGCGGTTTCGTGCAGAGCTGCGGCCGTAACGATGTGCTCGACATGGATCATGTCTTGCGACTCGATCGTTAATGCGTAGACGATGACGACGCCGTTATTCGGGCATCGGCTGGTAAATTGGTGTCGGTAGATGTTCATTTCTTCTCCTTAGCGGCTAGGATTGCGGCGTGGACGAATGCGTGCACGTCCCACGGACAATCGCTTGTGTACGTGCCAGTCACCATTGTCCAGATTCGGTCAATCTCAGAGTCCGTCAGCGCAGCATCCTTTTCGGCGTCCGCACGCTCACTCGCGCCTGCTGCGTCATACTGGCTCGTGCTTTCCATCTGGATCGCTCGCCCGTCGATAACGCCTTGTCTGTGAGCCTCGCGAGCAATGATCTCCCATCCCTTAGGGACACGTCGCGCAGCGGGGCTTACGTGCTGCTTCAGCAATTCAAGAATTGCGTCTAGGTTGAGGCTCACGATTTCTTCTCCTTAGCGGCTAGGATTGCGCGGGCGAAGTCAATGATTTCGTCATTGATGCCCGAAAAGTTGAATCGGTCTGCAATCTCCAAAATTGCGATGTCACCAAGCGCCGCATCCTTTTCGGCGTCCGCACGCTCAGGCGTAGGGGCTGCGGATTGGCTGTACTCGCATCGGCAACCGGCGCAAATGTCGGCGGGATTGCAAGCGCTTTCCGGCTCCGGCTGCGCCTCACGCGGTGCGCACTCGGCTTGCGGGACGGTGTAGCAGTGATACGAACCGTCCGGCAAATCCCCGAGATATTCGAAATCGGTATTCACCATTCCGTTGATTCCACGGTAACGGCTCACTGTCAGAACACCCACCGCCTCACCCTTGCCGCCATCGGCTCGGGCTGACAGTGCGGCTTGCCACTTAATAGCATTCGCCAGCGCGACAAATTGAGGCGTGTAAGCGTTAGGTGCTGGCATCAAAAACGCCAAGTCTTCAATAGCTGCCGCAATATTTAGCAACCCATCGTCTGCCGCGCGTTTTTCGTCTTTCATTTCCTCTCCTGTTATTCCGATCGCGCGGGCCACTTCACATTGCGCCGCGCTTCGTCGATCCATTTCTGATGCCGCCGCGCATCGGCCACACCGCGCACTAATAAGCATGCAGCAAGCGCCGCAAATCCCCCGCCTATGAGCCAGAACATACGATTCCTCTGTTTTTAGAAGTGATGTATCTATGGGCTCTAAGATACCGTAGCGGCATCGCTTATGCAAGTGGAAAATTGCTGATTATTTGCGAGCCGACATGCACAGCTCGCGGAATCGATCGTTGTTCGCCTGGTAGCCGACGAGATCGGCGCGCATCCATGCGGGCGTCTCGCCGCGCGTCGTCTTGCGGTCGATCGTTTCGCGTAACGCCTCACCTTCGAGCAGGCTAAAGCGCACGAGAGTGTTCTTGCCGCTGCGGCGTCCTTCCCGCCATACGACGCCCTTGTCGACGAGCATGTGCAGCGTGTCGCGGATGCAGGCGCGCGGATAGTCCGGCAGCAGGTCGAGGATTTCGTCTTGGCTGTACGTGACGTCGGCTTGCATGGCGTCGATCAGGATCTGCTGCGGTACGGTCTTAGGTGCTGATACGCCGAGCTTCATTGTGTTTTTCATGCTGCGTCCTTGTTCATCTTGCGAGCGCGCTCCGGCGCCCATGTCTCATACGCGCGATCCCACGCTGCGAACTTCTCGGCGCGCGGCGCCTTGCCAGCATCGAGCCACGCATGGCACCAATAGCAGCCGGGCACCGTGTAGATGTGGTCGGCCTTCTTGGCGCCGCCCTTGCCGTGCTTGCTCTGGTTGCTGTGGCAGGGCACAACGATGTCAGGCGAGGCTTCGCCGCCGCATACGACGCGCAGATAGCATTGCTCGCCGCGGCAGGCCGCCAGATACTTCGAGCCTTCTGCGACCGTCGGCTTCTTCGCGCGCCGGCGCAGCGTCGTCTTGCGATCGGCCAGCGCGAACGGCTTAGGCTCCTTGCGCGCGAACCCGGTGCGCTTCATCGGCGCGGAGCGCTTCATCGCGCAAGCGCCAATAAGCCAGCGAACGGATTGCCCGGCATGGATTGAGCCCAGCGCCGCGCCTTTTCGACGGCCTTGTTCTTCTCGTAGTGGCGAGCGTGTCGCATCTTGGCGCATGTGCGCTTCGATGGCTTCGGCTTGTCCTTGCCTTCGCCCGCCTTCCAGATGGCCATTACGCGGCCGGTTTCGTTGATCTTGTGATGCCATCCGGCAATGTGGATCAGGCCGTCGGCGTGCATCGCGCGCATCGCTCGCCTCACCGTATCCTGGTGAAGCCCCATGACGTCGGCAAGGTCGATGCCCGTCATGCCTTTTTGCAGCAGATCAAGCATGACGCGCCAATTGTCGTATCGCTTCGATTCGGGGTTGAGACTGCATCCTGTGTTGCTCATGCTGCTAATTCCTCCATGCCAGGGTCTGCTGCGATCCGAATGTCGTTGTCTGCCGCCCATGCGAGCGTGTATTCGATCAGGCTGTTCAGGCGCTTGACGCCCATTTGCGCGCTGGATTCGCGAATGTTGCAAAACTCGCCTTCAAGGCCGGGGATCATGTCGGCGCCAATGCCGGTCGCAACCGCGTGCCCGCTGATGAAAAGCGTTTTCCATTGCACCGCTGTCAGGCGCCGACCGTGAAATTCGGCTTGCTTCGCGACCTGGGAGAACAGGCTGTGCAGCATGGCGTTCTGGCGCACGGTGCGCGTCGGCTCTTGAAGCACGAGAACATGGCCGTCCGGCCGGCTGTGTACCGCGTCGGCTGCCATGCGGCGGTTCGTTCGATTGAGGAAGATCGTCTGCTTGTCGCTCATGACGCCATCACCATAATCGTGCATTCGCCGCCTTTGACGATCGGCCCGCGCTTCACATGCAGTTCGTCGATCTGCTCGTCATCATCGAATAGGCCGGCATGTTCCAGCGCATCGTTTAGCGCCTTCAGACGGTTGTCGAGGTCCGCCGCACGTCTATCGCGCATCGACAGCTTGACGGCCATGAACAGGCGCGCAGAGCCAAACTTGATCGCGTTGTGCTCGGCGACGATCTCGGCCACGCGCTGCCGGAAGTCTTTCCCTTCCTGGCTTATGTACATGCCTCTCGGCGACTTACGCCAATATCGATTCACCGAAGGGGGAAGGGGCAGCGTCAAAAACTGAGCGAGCCCGGATAACTCGTTTTGGCCTGTCATGTTGTTTTCTTTTCGGAGCGGATAAACGCCCAAAGTTCTTTCTTGGCAATCTCGGCGGCCGTGTCGCCGGCCTTGCCTCTCACTCGCTCGACGATCGCCTTAGCGAGCCCGTATTCGCCGCGGCGGCCGTCGCGCACTGCCTGCATGAACGACGCTAGGCATTCGGCGGCCGTCATGTCAGCACCAGCAGACGCGCGAGTAATCCACCGTCCTGCGGATCACATAGTGGCGCAGCAGGGGAGCGAGCCACGGATCGATGCAGGCGATTTCCATATAGCCGCCTGACAGAACGGTGATTGATGTGCTCATGGCTTGTCTCTGTTATTTGATGTCAACGCGGATACCTCGGACCAGACTGCATCCGGGCACTTCGAAACCTTGGGAAAGCGCTTTTTTGATAAGCGCCTTATCAGGAACAGGGGCGGGCGGCAGCGGGTCTGTCTTGTAGTTGTCCGGCACGAGCGATTCGTCGGCGATGACGACACTCGGCGGGTTCTGCGCAATCTTGATCTTGAAGAACGGCGTATCGATCTTGTCGCGGCCCGCCAGTTGCAGGCCGTCGAGCAGATACTTGCGGATGCGTGCAGCGCGGTTTTCCATCGCCTTAGCGCGCTCGGTCATCGCCTTGGCGTGCTCTTTGATCTGCTCGGCTGTCGCTTCCAGATTGCGCGCGACGAACGCCGTGTTCATCGCCTTCGCTTCCAGATCGCCGCCGATCGATTCGAGCGTGTCAGCGAACGTGGCATCGTCCAAGTCCAGGTCTTGAAGCTTCTGCGCGTCGGCGCGGTATTCGCCGGCAATTTCGAACAAGTTCATGGCGGTTCCTCTGGTTATCCGCTGCTGTTCCGCAGCGGTATCGGTTCGGCAATAATACATCGAAACGATGCTATCAGGGTATCGGATTAGAATAAATTTTTTCGGAGTGGCTAGGAGCGTGCCCATGGTTCGAAAACTCCCCGTGCAGCCTTTCGCGCAGTTCCATGACGGCACGCTTCGCGTCCTCCAGTTCTTTGAATGTGCCTCCGTATATCACCTGTCCTCCACTCTTGATCTGAGCATGCCATGCGTTCGCTGCGTGATGCCAGGAAACGCCCTTAATGCCGCTAGAGTTGGTGCGCGGGGTCTTCGAGTTTCTGCGGTTTTCGGCCGCGGAGCATACGCGCAGATTCGATAGCCGGTTGTCAGAGCGCACGCCGTTGATGTGATCTATTTGCCCGGCCGGCCATTCGCCATGCGACAGCATCCATGCCACCCTGTGCGCAAGGTAAGACTGCTCGCCAATTTTGAGTCTTAGATACCCGTGGGAGTTTGGCGACCCTGCAATCTGCCCGGCGCGAGCGCCTCGGCTTCCTTGGGTTCGCCGGATAATGCCGGTTTCAGGCTCGTATGCAAGCAAGCTTGCAACGTACTCTCGGCTTGGCAGATCTTGGCTCATTCCTCCCCCTGATTCGCTGTCGGAAAGCACTTCTCGATGATGGCGCGGGTGCGCGCCAGTTCCTGCATTTCGCGCAGGTGCAGGATCAGCCCGAGCGAGTCGCGGCGCATGGTCGCTTCGGCTATGTCGATCTCGGCGGTGCGAATCTGCTCACGGATGATGTCGAGCGGTACGAGGGTGACGGGAACGTGCTCAAAGGCTTGGGCGCGAGCTGCGGCGCTGTCGATGTCTGCGAATAACTTGTTCATGATTGGCTTTTCTCTCTGAGGTGTTTGATTGTTTCTGCTGTGAACTCGCTATCCGGCGCATGGCCGAACCACTCGCACGCGAATACAACTCCGACCTTCCGAATCACGTTTTCCCACTCGTCGGCCGGCACTCGCACGGTTGTCGGCGCAAGGTCGCCGGGACCGCCATCTTTAATTCTGCTCATGAGTGCCGCTCCGTCAATCCGCGCCATTCGAAACCACCGTCTCGCTGCGCTTCCTTGCTGACCTTGTGCTTGCACGACTCTGCGCCGTCGGGCGTCTGTGCAGTGAATCCCCAAAATTCCCCGTTCCAGTAGCTGAACCAGCGTCCTACTTGCTTCGAGCCGTTCGGCTTCTTGCGGACCTCATACGCGCCGATGTGGGCCGGCGTAACGTGCTTCGGATGCCACTCACTGAACTCCCCCATGCTTTTCCCCTTGTGCGCCGCCAGCTAGGCCAGCGGCGCGGTTGTTGTTCAAAACGGGATGTCGAGATCGTCGTCGAACTGGTCGTTTGCCGGCGCCGGCGCTTGCGGCTTCTGCTGCTCGTCCTTCGGGCGCACCGACAGGCTGAAGAACTTGCCCGTCGGGCCTTCCTTGATCCACGCCGACAGCCAGTAGTCCACGCCGGCAACGTTGATCTTTCCGGCGTACTCGGGATGCGTGTCCTTCTCTTTGCGCTGGTTCTTGCCGAGCGTGCCGCGGTTCGTGTTGTCGTACTGGGTCATGTCTTTCCTTATGCGGGTAGGGGTTCAGAGAGTTGCGCTTTGCGCGTGTCTTTTGCTTCGGTGATGATTTCCGCTGCTACCTTGTCGCGGCAGTTCTGCGCGGCTTGGTATGCGACGGCGAAACGCTTCTTGAGGATGTCGACGTCAGCAGACTTGCTGATTTCGTCCGCGTAGCGCTTGAGGTCATCCGCTGACATGCCGGCAGGTTGCGGCGCAGGCTTCGCTTCCGGCTTTGCGCCGACGCCAGAACCCGCGTTGCCGTCGTCGTCTGCCTGGTAGAGCCCTGTCACTGCGGACAGGCTGTAGCGGCGCAGATAGGTCAGCGTCGAGCCGAATCCTTGCGGGTCTTGCTTCGGCATCGGCGCGACGGCGGTGTCCTCCATCCACTGGCCCGAGCGGTGCATGAGGCGCGTCGTCAGGTGCAGCTTGCCGTCGTCGGAAGGCGATGGCGATTGCAAGAACACGATGCCGTTGTCGTTCAGCGGGCCTTTGATCGCGTCAATGACGGATTCAAGGTCGGCGTAGTTGTTCTTAAAATGCGGGTTCTTCGAGTCCTTCGCTGCGAAACGGATTGCTTGCTGCGCTCTCAAAAGCGCCTCGGCCAGCTTGTCGATGCTCTCGCTCGTTCTCATGATTTCGGTCCAGTTCGTATTGCTCGTGTTCTTCGGAAATTTGCTGCTGCCACCACTCGGCGCCGCTCATGACGTGACGAGATTCGCCAGGATCACGACGATGGCGGCCAGCGAGGCGAAGGCGAGGGCGGTGCGGCCGGGGAAATAGAGAAGCGCGATGTCGAGCCGGTCGCCGAGCGTCAGGCAAAGGTCTTTCACGTCGGTGTTCTTCGGGAAGGTCGGGGTATCGCAACTACGTGCTGTGACGGTATCGCATGCGGACAAAGCTTCGCCCGTTGCAGGCGATTGCTGCGATCCGTGGAAGGTGCGAAGTGCCGATAAGCCTTGCGTAGCGGTGTTCATGGTCGTTTCCTCTGGTTCGTTTCGTTGTTTGCTGCTGTGACTAAAGAATACCGCTACGGTATCCGTCATGCAAGCAATTTCGCAGATTTATTTGTGCGGTATCCAACCACGGCGCGCGAATTCCGGTTCCAGCTTCGCGATGGCGCTCTCGCGCAGCTCTGCGACGGCCGGCGCAATCTTGGCGGCCACACGCGAAACGGTCGCCTGGTTGACGCCGCACTCGCGCGCGAGCTGCACCTGACTCGGCGCGTAGCGCTCACCGAATACGAATTCACGCATCAACGTCATGCGGACCAGTGTGCGGTTCCTGTTCGCGCTCTCGAATAAGCACGTCAGCCGATCGATCGCCGCGCACCGTTCGCCCTGTTCGCCGCCGAATTGAGCGTCTAGGACGGCCTGCTGATCGCGCGACAGGTGCGTAGCGATGACATCGAGCACGCGGCCCGCCTGCGCCTTTTTCTCAGACGCCGACAAGATCATCCCGCCTTCCTTGCCGCAGAACTCTTTGATCTCGCCGATCTTTACTCCGTCTGTGGCTCGCCAGAGGTAGACGAACGATAAGATGCTTTCCATGCTTCGGAACATTGGTAATCTTTGCATCGCTTCGTCATCACACGCAGCTTTGCGCAGAGTGCGCGGTCCCCAAACGATATTTTCCCCACCGACCACACACATCCGCGACATGACTTAGCCTCCCTCGCAAGCAAAATTAACAGCGGATCGCCGTATTCGTATTGCCGTAATGGCTTCGGCGACGTCACCTGTCATCCCGCTTCGGCTCGGGCTTCGGCGCCGGGATCGACCAGGCGCGGGCCATGACTTTGGCGAAAAGCCAATAGGCGAGGAAAGGGCTCATGCTGCCTCCGCCAGTTCGCCCATCAGCCGCGCACGGCATGCCGCCTGCATGGCTGCCAGCGTTTCGGCACCCTTGAATGCCACTGATCCAGCCGGCGCTTCTCTGCGCACCAGGCGCCACAGCGGGGCCGTGCGAAAGCGATATTTTCCGAGCGCTTCGACCTTGGACTGATCGAGCATGCGGCCGAGCGATTGGCAGACGGTCGCGAGACATACGCCGATCTCGTCGGCGATCTCTGCGGCCTTCGCGCCTTCCGGGCGCGTGGCGAGGTATTCAGTGATGGAAGCCGCGCTCATGCTGCCACCTTCTCGACGCACCAGATGCGCAGGCCGCCTTCAACGGTGCGCGCGTCGAATGATTTGCCGGTGCGGCGCGTGTGCGAATGTGCTGCAGCGCGTGCGCCTTGGGTCGCGCGCGTGTCGCCGGGAACGAAGAACGAGTCGCCGACCAGCATGTCAGCGAACGGATACCGCGGGCGCCGGCCGCGCTTCACTTGCGGCATTGGCACATTTTTGTCGATGGTGAAACCCCGCGATAACCCTTCAGCGGAATTAAAAGATTCCTTCAATGCATCCATTTAGCGTTCCCCGGTGGCATTTTCGCAACTTTGTTATGACGTATCGGTCACTGCTCGCAAACGTAAAAAATCGCTTCCCGTTCCGGCATCCGATGCTGTCATAGTATCGTAATACCTGAAGAAAAGCACTAATTTTCGATCAGTCCAAACCCTTATTTCTGGTCTTTTGCTCAGGCTGGCGGCCGAAATCACGGCCGTGCGACAGGTCCGCGAATCGCGTCTGTTCGCCGATGAACGCAAGGCCGGTGATTCCGGTTTCGCCCTGGCGCTGCTTCGTGCAGATCACTTCGCAGACGCCGCGGTCCATCGAGTCGGGGTTGTAGACTTCGTCGCGGTACAGAAACAGGATCGTGTCGGCGTCGGCTTCAATGTCGCCTGAATCCTTCAGGTCGGACGAAAGCGGGCGCTTGTTCGGGCGCTCCTCGCACTTGCGCGAGAGCTGCGAGAGCAGGACGACGGGAATGTCGAGCTCCTTCGCCAGATTCTTGAGCCCCTTCGTCAGCGCGCCAATCTGCAGGTCGCGGCGCTCTTCCTGGCCGGTCGCCATAAGCCCGAGATAGTCGACAACGAGCATCGACAGGCCGTGCTTACGCTTGACCGCGCGCGCCTTGTTGCGGACTTCCAGAAGCGTCAGGTTCGGCTGATCGTCGAGGAACAGGTTCAGTTCGTTGATCTTCCGCGTCGCATGCGTTACGCGGGCCCACTGCTCGTCCTTCATCGCGGCCGGGTTGCGAAGTTCGGCCATTGAAATGCCGCCCTGCGCCGACACAAGTCGCTGCTGCAGTTGGACATTCTTCATTTCCATAGACAGGAACAGAACCGTCGAATCGACTGCGACGTTTGCGGCGATCGTCAGGGAAAACGCTGTCTTACCCATCGACGGGCGCGCCGCAACGATCACCAGATCGCCGCCATAGAAGCCGCCGCCGAGCTTGCGGTCCAAGTCCGTCAGGCCAGTAGGGACGGGCTTAATCAAGCCGTCGACCTGCTGATCCATGTAATTCAGGTAGTCGACGAGCGATTGGCCGGCGCGCACAGGCTCCGACTTCACGACAGCCTCGCCGAGCCGTTCCAGCTTCGTCGACGCGCGATCGATCAGCACCGCAGCGCTATCCGGCGTTGTGCCGACTGAATCCTGAATCTCGTGCGACAGGGCCAGCAGGCCGCGCTTCTGCGCACGGTCGCGCACGATGTCTGCATAGCGGGCGATGTTCGATGCGCTCGGCGTGCTGTGCGCCAGGTCATTCAGGTACGCCAGTCCGCCCACGTCGGCTGCGCGGCCCTTGGCTTGCAGGCGTTCAAAGACGGTCATCACGTCCGCGCCTACGCTGCCCGAGATCAGTGCGAGGATTTCAGTGAAGATCGCGCGATGGTCGGCGCGGTAGAAGTGCTCCGCGCGCAGATCGCCAATACGGTCGACAGAATCGTTGTCGATCAGCAGGGCGCCAATGACGGACTGTTCGGATTCGATGCTTTGCGGGATTGCCCGTTCGATGTCATTGGCGCTCATGCTTGCTCCTTGTGGATTCGGTTGGCTTGTTGGCCCTGCGTCGTCAGCGTGCAAATGCCGTCAGCAGTGAAGAACCAGAGTCGGAACCAGTTGCCACGAACCGACTTTCGATAGACAGCGCGCCAATCCTTGTAGCGCTTGCCGTCCGTGGCATAGCGCTCTTTGAACTCTTTCCAGTGGAGTACGATGTATTCGAGCGGAAGGCCAGCCTTATGGGCGTATTCAAAAACAGGATCGTTTTCAGGGATTGCCCGCTCGTCTGCGGTTTTGCAGTTTTCGATCCATTCCGCGAAGGAGAGGTCGGCGCGCGGAGCGCGACGGCGCGAAGCGCCTTTCTGTGTAGTCTCTGTTGTAGTCTCTGTTCTATCTAGAAGAAGGCGCGGTTTTGCAATCTCGGACGATTGCAATTTGCCATCATCGACGGCTGCAAGCACGTCGTAGTCGATGCGGTAATACATCGTTTTGTCGAAGCTGTTGTCGCTCAAGCATTCGCCGACGATCAGGCGTTCCGACTTCAGGCGCGCGAGGGTGCGCCGGACGGTATCGAGCGACCAGAAGGGGAATTGATCCTGCCATTGCTGGACAGTGTTGTAGACCCACCGGAAGCCCTTCTTTTCCGTGCCGCTACGCTCAAGCCAGTAGTGGATCTGCTGAAGAACGATCGCCTCGTTCAGCCCGATCGCGACCGCCAGCTTCGGTAAGACCTGAAGCGGGTATTCGTTGATTAGCAGCTTGCTCATGCCTTGCCCCTGATGGTGCGCTTGAGCGATTCACAGAGCATGTGAGCCTGCATCTGCTTCGCTTCCTTGGTCTTTAACTGGCCGATGTTCTTTGCCATAGCCATCTGCCAGGCGGCAGCGGCATTCCCCCGACGGCGCGCGGCGTTCATTTGTCGCTCCGCAGCTTGCCGATCAGACGCGCCGGCACGTCACGCAGGCCGAGCAGGGCAAGGACGGTCATCGGGTCGCCGGTGAGCTCGTCGCTCGCAGTAGCGAGGCGCAACGCCTGCTGATGGCTGATTCCCTTGTCGGCACCTTCGCGCGCGCCGCGGTGCTTGATGGTTTTCCAGTAGTGGATGCTGATGTCGAGCTTTTCGCACAGTTCCTGCGCTACTTTCGGGCCGTGCTTTGCGTGCCATTCGCGGGCGTTCATGGGGATTCCTCTGACGGGGTGGAGTTACGATGCTAATACTATATCCGATACCGTCACGGAATCATAGAACTATTCGGACGCTTCCTAGGCTAAGTGCGTGATTTTGCTATGTTTAGATGCCGTAACAGTTGCGTTTCTTTTTAAAAGGCTTCACTATTCGTGTATGGGATACCTGACGCGCAGAGAACCCAAGAGGCAATAAGAAAGCGCAGACGAGCGCACGCAACCACCACTTGCGGACTACAAAGGGAAGGATTGGATATGACTGTTGAAAAGGTCGAGGACGTTCGACTGAGAAATTTCTTGTTCTTGTTTGAGAGCTTCAAACAGGAAATCTGGAAGGATTGGCCGAACGAGCCAGAGCGGGGCATGCTGACTCGATTCGCTGATCGGCTCGGCATCAACAAGATCTACCTTTCCCAGGTGAAGAACGGCCGAAAGGTGATCGGCACAGTCACGCGCAATAACATCGAACAAGCGATGGGACTGCCGGAAGGGTGGATGGATACGGATCACACGCAGGAAGTGATCGACGCCGACGACGACGCCAAGGCTTTCGCCGATGCCGCCATGGCTATCTACATGCAAGCCCCCGAGGCGGCCCGCGCGGCGATGTTCAGGGTCATGGGCGCCCTTGCCACGAACAAGCCGATAGAGAGCCTCCTAGAGAAGTCTGA